AGAGACGGGCTAACTTGGGCTGCCCCCGTCCTAATTGATTACAAGTTATTGAATGGTCGCCAGCCTAATGTGTTTAAGGCCAGTGACAACTCGCTTGTAATTAGCGCTGGGGATCGTTTCGGTTCATCCGGTTACGATGCGGCTGGTACGCCGATGAATGTCGGTTTCGATACCACTGGAATATCAATTCAGCGTATAGCGCAGGAGTCGCTGATCACGGACGCGCTATCTGCGCCGACTGCTGGCGCAGCTTTGGTGAGAATCACAAAAGACTCTCATGGCCTGATTACTGGCGATGTGATTGAGCTTTCAGGGGCTGTTGGCTTTGCTGGTATTCCGGCAACTGAGTTGAATAAATTCCACACTGTCACCTCAATATCCAACAACGTCTTGCAGATAGCAACAACGACTGTCGCCAGTGGTGTGGTTGCTGCCGGTGGTGGTTCTGCAATTAAAACCTATGCGATCTCTAAGTTCGGATATCGCACGCCAATATCACCTATCTATAGCACTGACGGTGGTCAGCCGATGGCATGCGAAACCACTGCTGGCCGTGTTTGCTCTGTGTTCTATGCGCGTAAAAGCGTTAATACTAATCCGGTCATATCCAGTACTTCACTAGATATTGCGCCGTTATAGAATCTCAGCTAAAGGATGTAAAATGTCAATAGTTTCTGTAGCACTGGCCGGTCAGCACGGAATTTCAGTAGACATAGCCCCGGCTGAACTCCCGGCAAACGCCTGGTCGTTTGGGTATAATGCAAGATTCTCGCATGGGGCTGTAAAAGCCATGCAAGGGGATCTGAAACTTCTTGAAACGGAGGAGCAATTTACCTACGCGCTGCTTACAAACATCGGCGCGAAGTATTCGGCGGAGTGGCTCCTTTGCGCGGATAACAACTTTTATGCGCTGGAACAGCACACACTTACGGATGTGACTCCAGCCTCTATGCCAGCAGGTGGGCCGCAGCCAGGGGAACTCGCCTGGTCAGGTGGTGTGCTTGGACAAGTATCCGTGGCCAATGACGGGACAAGGGCGCCCTGGGCCTGGCTAACTCCAGATCCTGCGGAAAAGCTGATACCCTTGGCCAACTGGCCCACGACGGATACCTGCTATACCCTCCGCTCGTTCAAGCAATATCTGGTCGCATTGGGGATTACTCGGACGGGGGCGGGCGCTGGCAACTTCACCACAATGGTGAAGTGGAGTCATCCGGCTGACCCCGGGACTGTTCCGAGCTCCTGGGACGCGGCTGATCCAACGAAGGACGCAGGGGAAACCGTGCTCTCGGAAACCCCAGGGCAATGTGTGGATTGTGTAAGCCTACGAGATACCAACATCGTCTATAAGACAGATTCCGTCTGGGGTATGCAGTACGTAGGTGGCGTTTTCGTCTTTCGCTTTTATAAGATTTTCGGCGACTGGGGGATTCCGACGCGTAATTGCGCGGTGGAGTACGTCTCTGGAAAACACTTTTGCTTTACAGGTACGGATCTTGTCATCCATGACGGAAATTCGGCAAAGAGTGTTGTTACTGGAAGGTATAAGAGTCTGTTGAAACTGCTCTCCGACACACAACTTTCTTCTTGTTTTGTCTGCACCAATCCGGCGTTTGATGAGGTCTGGTTTTGCTTCCGCCAGCAGGAGGATGAAAAGCAAGCGGTTGATACGGCGATTGTTTATAACTATCTGGAAGAGACCTTAACCCTAAGGGCACTGCCCGATTACCGCTTCATCGGGACGGGGAGGCTGACAACCCAGCCGAGGAATACGGATACTTGGGATACCGCGCCAGGGATTTGGGATAATGAAGGTATGGTCTGGGGCGAGGTTACGCAGATTCCAGCTTTTCAACGCCTTCTCGGGCTCGGGGAAGAGTTGCTGGCCTGGACGGATGGGGGGAGTATTATCCACGGGCCTTTTATTCTGGAAAGAACCTATATCGGGATTCCCACGCGGACGGATAAGGCGCCGGATCTTTCCTCGGTGAAGTTCGTGCGTAGGGTCTGGCCGAGGTTCACCGGAGATCCTGGGACAAAGTTATTGGTTACCTTTGGGGTTGCGGATTCAGTCGGGGAAGATATTAAGTGGAAGACCCCGTTTGAGTTTGTGATAGGGACTACCAGAAAGTTTGATATTACCTTGTCCGGCAAGGTGATGGCGATTCGGATTGAGAGCGATACTCCGGTTGAGGCGAATCTAGTCAGGGCAACTCTTCCCGGAAAGCCGGAGACTGTGTATCCGTCTCCTGTGTATGGGCTGGTGCCGACGACGATCTGGCGCTTTAATGGCATAGATATTGATGTTAAGGCAGCAGGGGAGATGTAATGTATACACCGACTATCCCGCCACAAGACGATTCCAGGATACGAGACTATCTTTACGATGAGCTCTTGCAGATTTCCTCCATATTGAATATGGTTGAAGAAGGCCGATTTCTTCCGGTACTCCATGTGGTTCCTGGACGGGTAAGAGAAGGTATGTTGGCGATTGCTGATGGCACGGATTGGAATCCTGGAGCTGGAAAGGGACTGTATGAGTTTAGAAGTGGAAACTGGGAAAAACTGTAAGGCAAGGCAGTTGTTTCCGGACGAATGTCTGGAGCGGGTACAAGAGCTGGCGGAGTTACTAGTCCCAGCGTTTGCGCGTTCGGCTGGAGAGATTGACGTCTGGTTGGCGCTGCGGGAATGTGCCCTGGGAAAGATGCAATGCTTTGTTGGGGAGGTTAATGGTACAATTAACGCGGCCATGATTACCTACTTCTGCAACTACCCTCTCAAGCGCATTTGCGATGTAATTGCCTACGCCGGGAACGCAAAGGACTTTTACTGGTTTAATGCCGCGCTGGAGGACTGGGCCAGAGATAACGGGGCTGTGGAAATGCGTGGGTATGGTGGGGAAAGTGCGATGCGGCTCGCAAAGCGGCATGGGTATAAGGAAGTTTACCGGGTCTACAAAAAGGATCTATCTGGAAAGGAAGAATTATGAACTGGAATATGCATAGGCACCAGGGGTGTGTACCCGGGCTCCCGATGGCGAATGGTGGAGGAGGGGGGAGTACCGAAAGTACCGGGACTACTACGAATGTGAATTACTCCCCGGAAGAGGCAGCGAGGCGGGCCCAGGTGATGGACGAGGCCCAGAGGGTTTATCAGTCCAACGCGGGAACGATTGCGAACTCGCCCTATCCCGGTTCCACGCCTGTAGGGTTCTCGCCGGAGACTCAGGTGAGCCAGAACCTCGCGATACAGAACGCGGCGGCTGCGCAAGATCAAGTCCAGAATATCAATAATGGGGTGAATTACGGGCTTACAGGCGCCATGGATGTGGAGAATAATCCGTATCTGAATAAGGCAATTTCCGCAGCGGTAAGGCCCATCCAGGAGAGCTATACGGACGCAGGTGGGGTGATGAGCCAGATTCGCTCGAACGCTGGGCAGGCCGGGCAGGTGGGCTCTTCCAGACAGGGGATTGCGGAAGGCCTGGCTGCGGGAAGAATGGCCCAGGCGCAAGGGGATGTTTCGGCCAAGATCGCGAGCGATGCCTACAACAAGGGGCAAGAGACTTTCCAAAAGACGCTTACGTTTGCCCCGCAAGCGATGGAAGCGGGGATGACGCCGGTGAATTGGCTGTCGTCCGTGGGGGCACAGAAGGAGAATTTGGGCCAGCAGCAGGCGGACTATACTGCGAACTCGAAACTCTGGGGAATGAACGCGCCTTGGATTCCGCTGCAGAATTACGCCTCGCTGGTCTATGGTGGAAGCGCGCCGAGTACGCAGCAGACGACCATGACGAGCGGAGGTGGGAATCGAAACCCGATCGGGCAGGCAGCCGGAGCCGGCTTGACCGCGGCTTCTATCTACCAGATGATGAACGCGTAAGGGGGAATTGTGAACTGGCTGAAACGGATCTTTGGCAGGAAGGAAGAGGCGAAGGAAGTCATTCACAAGGGCTTCCACCTGGCCCCATTCGCCTCGAGGGAAGGGATTCTCGCCCTGGAAAAGATTGTAGAAGCGGCGGCTCCGGAGGACCTGGACGGGCTGTTTCCAGTCACGCATCTGTTTGCGAACGGGGTCTGCTCGCGGGAAATCTTCATGCCGAAGGGGACGATTGTCGTCAGCCGGGTTCATAAGAATGCCTGTATTAATGTGCTTTCAGAAGGGGAGGTTGCGGTACTCTCGGAAGAGGGGGAGGTAAGGTTAAAGGCCCCTTGTAAGTTTGTGAGTAAAGCCGGGACGAAGCGAGTGCTGGTGGCTTATACCGATGTGGTCTGGAGTAACTTTATCAGAACGGATGTGACAGATCCGGAGAAGATACTGGATGAAATGACCTTTGCGACGTTTGAAGAGTTTGATAAATATCAATTAAGACTGGAGAATTAACATGGCGGGAATAGCGACAGGTGCAACTCTTTCGGCAGCGGCGATTGCGGCGGCTGAAGCAGCGGCAGCAGCGGCAGCGGCGGAGGCGGCAGCAGGAGCGGTAGCGGCGGGTTCAGGTGCGCTGACTGCGGCAGGGACAGGAGCCGGGACGACAGCTGGCGCGTTGGGAACGACGGCCGGTGCTGGGGCTGGCACAACAGCTGGCACGGCTGCGGGTACAACCGCTGGGACTGGGGCAGGAACTGGTGCGGTTGCGGGGGGAGATGCAGCTGCGAGTCTGGCCGCGCAACAGGGTGGGACGTTGACTGCTGGAAATGCAACTGGGGTGGCCGGGGCACAGGCGCCAACTGGCTTTGCCAGTATTCTGGAACCCATGGGGATGGGAAGTTCGAGCTCGACGGGCGCTATGGGTGGGGCGAATGGGCTGGTGCAGCCGGCAGGGGGTGTTCTTGGCGCGCAAGGGTCAGTAGCTCCGACAGGGAGTGGGATTACGGCAGGCTTGAGTGGGACTGGCACGGCTCCGGGCCTTACCACAGGGGCGCAAGCTACGGGTATGCAAGGCGGGCTGATGGCGGGTGGAAATATGTCGACTGGACAGATTGCCAGCGCGGCCAACTCGGCAGATGCACTGGCGGCTATGCAGCAGCTTCAACGCGCGAACTCCGCCTATAATGGAATTAACATGATGACGGCGCAGCCGCAACAGGGGGGTGTAGCTGCCCCGAGTGGTGGAAGTCCGGCTCCACAAGGGAATCCAGGCCCGGTGCAAATGCAGCAGGTTTCGGCTCCGTCTGGTGGGGCAGCCGGGCAGACGGCTCCGCGGAAGTCCCTTGCACAATTACTTTACGGAGGCTGATATGAACGGTTTAACTGATCCATATGGCGGGCTGTTTGCGACAGATCCTACGGTGAATCCGGCATACTTGCAGTTGCCGGCCGCGCAGGAACAACCGCCAGTGCCATACTCCCCAGAAGGTTGGGCACAGAGTAAGCTGACGGCGCAGGTCGAGGGGGAGACTGCGGGAAGCAAGAAGCCTGACCCGAAGAAGAAAGAGGGGGAGGTTGGATTCACCCCGGAACAGATGCTGGCGCTGAGCAAGATGACTGGAGCACCGGAACGTCTTCGACCAGCTGGTGGGGGAGGAGCAGCGGCCCCGAGGAATTCCGTCGGCCAGATGCAGATGCTGACGACACCTGGGGGAAAAGAGCAAACGGCGCCGAGAGCGAGCCTCGGGCAGATCATATATGGCGGGAGGAAATTCTGATGGAAAACTTTATGATGCCGGTTCAGCCAGGGATGGCCGGGGAGCTTCCGCCGGGGATACCCCAGCAGCCGATTGGGGTTGTGCCGCCAACGCAGGTGGCTCCGGCTCCTGTTGCGCAAGCTCCTGTTGCGCCTGCCGTGAACATGCAGGATATTATCATGGAAGAAGGTGCGCAAGGGGATACCCCGACTGGCATGGGCTTTTTTGATAAGATACGCTCCGATCCGAAGATGACACAGGCCATGCTGATGATGGGAACCCGTATGATGCAGGGGAACAAGCCGGGCCAGGACGATATGGGGATGATCGGGGAAGCGATGATGGCGGGCGCGACTGCGCATAATATGCTTTCGTATAATGAAAAGCAGAATGCGCTGAAGCAACAGGAATTGGATATGCGGAAGGCTGAGTCGGGGGCAAGGGTAAATCAGCTGACTCAAGATACGCAGCAAAAGGCGGAGCTCTTCCCGAATACGAAGAGGAAGCTGGAGCAGGATCTGGCGAATGCCCAGACGGATGCGGAGAAGAAGAAGGCAGAAGCTCGCATTAAGGAATTTGAGGCTGACCCAGAGCGTATGGCGAAAAGGGAAGGGCTGGAGAATAGCCGGATTTCCGCGCAGACAAACGCGAGTAATGCGAGTGCTGGGGCGAGTTCTGCGGCGGCGGAGAGTAGCCGGGCTGGTACGAGTGACAAGAAAGAAGCTGCGAAGATGCGTCAGTGGGCGGTTTCTGGCACTCCGGAGCAGAAGCAGCAAGCGCGAGATTACTTCGCTGTGGATGATCAGGCTTCGGCAGGGACACAGGCGAAAGAGAATCAGCTCAAGAGTTTGATCAAGCAGGCAAATCCGGAGATGACGGATCAGCAGGTGTCGGCCGCAACTCTGGAGCATATGGGGACTCAGAAGGGGGAAAGGATCATCGCGCTGAAATCGATTATCGACAATGGGACTGATGAGGATCGGGCCGCAGCTATGGAGGAGATGAAGACGATCGTGCTGAAGGGGAAGAAGCCAGCGGCGGCATCGTCTACAGCTACCCCGGCTGGTCAAGGGAAAGGTACTTGGGTTTTGACCCCTGGTAAGAATCCTGACCTTCGTTCATCCTATACTTGGAAGGCATCATAATGGCAACTCCGTGGAAGATTGATGATACAGTGGCCGCGGGGGAAACCCCTTGGAAGGTTGATGATACGGCTGCGGCTGCTGGCCCCTGGAAAGTGGATGACGTTACTCCTGTTTCCGCTGCTAAAACGTACGATCCGAGAGAGGAAACGGACGTCAATTTCGCTGATCCGATGGGGGATCTCTCGCGGAAGGCGATTGCCGATCCGCAGATTACCCCGAAGGAGATTGGGACTCAGTTTGCAGTCGGGGCGCAACAGACGCTGCTGAACATGCCAGAGACCTTTATTCGTGAGAGGGTGCTGGATGAAGATAGTCGTAATACTTCCGAGAATCAGGCACGGCTGGCCCAGCTGAAAGGGGAGCGCTCGATTGCGGCTGGGATTATTAAGGAAGCGCAGAAGGAGGATTCTCCGGCTGCGAAGCTGGTCGGGCAGGCGGTTCAGTCCGTTCCGGGAAGTTTGCCAGCGCTTGCCGCTGCCCCCTTTCTCCCAGTAGCTGGGGCGATTGGTGTAGGTGTAGGGACGAACATGGCTCTGGAGACAGCAGGGGATTATGTTCATAGACGGGATAACTTTAACCAGACTCCGGATGAAGCGGAATTGCCGGCGCTTGCCCACGGGGCGGTGGCGTCCGCGCTGGAACTGACAACCCTCGGCCCTGTGATGAAATATATCAAGGGGGTTGGAGCCGGTGGCTTGAAGACGCTGGGGAAGGTTGGAGTGGGGGAGTTTGCGCAGGAAGCCGCGACAAGCCTGTATGACGATACGGTGACGAATTATCAAGGACTTACAAATCTGACAGCTGGGCAGATCGCGGTTAATGCTGGGGAGGCCGGGGTTGTAGGCATGATGATGGTGCCGATGTTGGCGCCTGGGGTTAAGGCAATCCAGCTGGCGAAGGGCAAGGCGGCGGAGGCAGCTTTTGAGGAGAGCGCGGCAGGGCGGGAACTGGCTGTGATTGAACAACGGCTGCAAGCGGAATTGCAAGGACTGCCGCCGGAGTTGGTAGAGGGGGAAACTCCGATTCCTGTGATTACGACTCCGTTGAGTCCGCAGGAACAAGTGCTGGCCACGCTGCAGTCGGAACAGTTGAGAAACGGGCTGGATGCCGCGCCAACGCCGGAGGGACTTGCCTACGGTGAACGCGTCCGTATGGCGCTGGAACGGAATGGCCTCGGACAGGGAGCGCCGGAACTTGTAAGTGAAGCGGCGGATGAAGGTGGTATGACTCCGGAGGTTCTGGAGAGACGGAAGCGGACTGCGGAGGTTAATGCCCTCCCGTTCGATCTTCGGCCGATTACAGGCTCCACGGATGGAGCGGTTCTCGGCCTAAATCTGCAACAGGTTGGGGAGTTGCCAGCTAGTGCAGTTGTAATGATTGGGGAGAATCAAGAGCTTTTCCCGAAGGAAGTGTATGTGCCGATGCTGGACTCGATTGCCGCGTGGGTACAGAAGTATATGCCGAATGCCAGAGTTATACTGAATCTGGAACAGCTGGGAGAGGGGAAATTTGGCGCTCATGTGCCGGTGCTGAATGAGGCGACGGGGGAATGGACTCATGTGATTACGCCTCGGGAGATGCCCTCGTTTAAGTATCAGGGTGGGGATGTTCAGACGCGGATGGCGGTGGTTACGGCCTTGACTCACGAGTTTGGCCATGCGCTGAAGGTGCAGAACTTCTATTCTGGGATGCTGGAAAAGGGGATGGATGGAAAGGGGCTGAATGCCCTGAAAGGGTTGATTCAACAAGGGAATGTGCCGGTGGCGCTGCTTGATAGCATGGCTCAGATTGCTCCGGAAGAGGCAGGGCTGTTGCGGGAGTGGCAGGAGATTCGCGGGAAGGTGCTGTCAGGGGAACTGACGGCGAGGGAATTTGTGGAAAGCTGGGTAGGGACAAGGAAGCTTGGGGATAGTGTTAATCCGTTGCGGAGTGCCAAGAACAAGTCCTTGTATAGCTGGGCCGAGCGTATGCTGGCGCGGAAGGAGAAAACGCTGGATAACTCGACCGCGTTGGAGCTGATGGAAGCCGCCTATCACGATCCGCTGTCGAACGTTCCCTATGATCCTACTACGGATCTGAACTTCGACGAGTATATGGCGGAGCAGTTTAGTAGGGCGGCTTGGCAGGCGGGGGATCTGCAAGGAAGTGCCTTGGGTAAGTTCTTCTCGAGGACGATGGAGCAGCTTCGGGATCTGTTCCGTATGCTGAAGACGAGCAAGGGTGTGGACGGGGAGAGGATTATTGCTCCAGGGACTACGTTCCAGGCTTGGCTGGAAGGGCAGACGCGAAGGGCTGCAGCCATGGAAAAGGGGGATGGGAAGTTTGTTCTCTCGAAGAAGGTTAAGGCGGCGCAGAAGAAACTGCTGGCGGAGAAGGGCCTGACGCCGACTGGGAAGAAGAGCAAGGCTAAACCGAAGGCGAAACCTCCGGAGCAAGTACCTGTGCCGGAGTATATCAATGCTGTGGAGGTGGATGAAAAGTCAATCCTTGAGGATATGGCCTACGGGCTGGAAAGCACGGGGAACATCACGGCTGCGCAGTTGGAGCGGTATCTGGACAAGATCCAACGCGGGGAACTTACGGCTGTGCGCACGAGCCTCCAGCGTATCCTTGGCGAGGATGTGAACTGGGATCGTGAATACACCTCGAAGGTGCTGGATAAGCTCCCGAATAAGGACAAGATTAAGGCGGAGACCCTTCGCGCCTATATCAAGATGGGCGATGTAAAGGCGCAGGAACGGGCTATGTGGGAGGAATTCCTGAAGTGGCATCCGAACGGGTTTAGCCTTCAGCAGGCGAAATGGGCGTTGGAGCAGGAAATGATGCCGCTGGAGCCGAGGTTCTACACAGATGTGTATGCGTTCGATGTAGACTATGGGGCGAATCGAGTGGGATTCTCTCCGCTAAGCTCAACGGCGAGTGCAATCGTCTGGGAGGCCCCGATTCAGGTTGAAGGGTGGAACCACTTTCGAAACACGAACTATGTCGCGCACTCGCGGCGGGTCGATCAAGGGGATGAACGGTTTGTGCTGGAAATACAAAGCGACCTGATGCAGAGACGGGATACGCCACAGGGGATGGAGAATGAAACCCTGTGGGATACGGTCTCGGATACTACGGCAGCGTTTAATCACGTGGATGGGTTGCTGGAAGAGGTTCGGGATTTCCAAGAGACAGGGGATTTCCCGATCGGGCTGGATGGAGATTATCTGTCAACAGCTAGGTACTATCAGGATCAAGTGGAAATACAACACGCTCTGAACGTGAAGGATATAGGGCTATTGGAGAATCTCCTGGATGCGATACAGGCCTACCGGAAATTCCAGATGAATGAGGCAGTTGACCTGGCGAAACAGGATCGGGAAAATGTCTGGTGGGATACGAAAAAGCTGCAGAAGATGAAGAACGACTGGTGGCAAAGGATAATTCGGGAGGAAGTGGCGCAGGCGAATAAGGACGGGAGAGGGAGGCTGCACTTCCCAACCGCGGATACTCTGGCCAAGGTGGAAGCCTGGACATATGATGTAGACGAGGGCTTTGGCCCGAATCAGGGGATTTATGATCGCTACAAGCGGGATATTGCCAAGTTCCTGAAGCGGGAGTACGGGGCCGTGCTGGTGGAGGAGCACGGAAATGAGTGGCTGGCGTTTGATCCCTCCCACTATGGGGAATCTGTGATTGCGTTTGACAGGGAGAATCCGTATGGTTCACGGAGTCCGGAGGTAGTACTTGCCGAGTTTGCGGGATTGTCGCAGGAAGAATTCCGGAATCCTACGCGGGTTGCGGAGGCGGCCGGCTTTTGGGGGCGTCTCGGGTTTGAAAGCCCATACTTCAAGCGCTGGGGCGGAAACACCCAGGTGCGGGGGGCGGACGGAAATCCTCTAGTTGTGTATCGCGGGGCAGGTGGAAAGGTTACGCTGCTGGATAAGGTCAAGGCGTTTTGGTTCTCGGATAATCAGGCGAATGCGCAATGGTATGCGGAACAGGCGCAGAAGCGGAAGTACGAGGAAAAGGTTGTTCCTGCACAGGCAGTGGTACAAGGACACTATTTGAATATGGTGAATCCGCTGGTTGTAGATATGGAAAGTCAGAAGTATGATGCCTCGATCCATGGGAAACTGGTGGAGCAGGCCCTAGCGGGTGGGTATGACGGGGTGGTGCTGAAGAATACCTTCGACCCGTTGGGGGGGACTTTATACGCCGTCTTCAACCCGGAGCAGGCAGTCGTGAGCTCGAACCTGGAAAAGCTGGACGAGACTGATGTGATGCACTGGGATCAGGAAAGCCAGGGGCAGCAGGGGGCGCGCGCGGTAAGTAAGCTCCTGCAGAAGTTCTGGGGGAAGGAGAAGCTGACAGCGGGGAACGTCTATGCGAAGATGGTCGACTCGCTTATGCAGTTGCAGCAAGTGGCGGCAGGGCAATCGGAGGACTATAATCTCCAGACGTTCATGAAGAAGCTAGGGAAGGGGATGCAGCTGAAGAATAATCTGCTCAAACCGGCGGAGGATCTAGTGCAGAAACTCTCGTCGATTGTCGGGCAGAGCGCGGAGAGGGTTGGAAAGCTGCATGGGATCCTGAAGGCCGAATGGAAGAGCGGGCAGCTGCAGACAAGTCTCAAGGGGTATGATCACCAAGGTCAGGAAGTCTGGAGTGAGGAAATGGGGATGGGCCTGGAACAGCAGGCTCAGGTGGAACGTTGGGAGGTGCAGGATACGTTGGCCCTGCGCGAGTGGATGAAGAAGCAAGGGGTTGATGTGACTACGGAGGAAGGGGGGCATATTCTGGACTTGTATCTGGAGAATCGGAATCTGTTCCTGTACCACTTCAACGAGCTCGGCAAGTGGCTGAAGCGCCAAGCGGCGCAGGCGTATGTGAACGCGCCGGAGCTGCAGAAGCGGGAGCTTGGGAAGATTAATGAACTGGTGACGGGACTCTTGCTCTCGCCGTTTGTCCCTCAAGGGAATTTTGGGCGGTATGTACTGGTGGTGAAGCAGGATCAAGGGCCGGTAGCCTTTGGTCAGAGAAGGATGAAGGTCGTCTTTCGGAAGCACTATGAGAGAAAGGCGGATTTCGATGTGGCTTACCGCGCGGCGCTGAAAGCCAACGCGACAAACCTCGGGGTGCAGGTGTCGAGCCAGGTGCTGGAAGAACAGACGGGGATTCCGATGCAGTTGCCGAATGATCTACTCGAGCGGCTGGGCCATACAGGAGAATTTACAGATGAAGGGCTAGAGACGCTGGCGAATGTAATGTCGGTTTCGAAGTACTCGAGAATAGCGGAAAAGTATGAGAAGATCACGGCGCAGCTGCCGGGTGGGGAGGAAAATTATACAAGAGTGCTGGCGGATTTCGCGGGAAGAAATGCGAATTACATCTGGAAGATGCAGTACCGGTATGAGCTGCAGCAGAGTATCTCGGCGAGCAAGCATCTTGTACGGAGACTGGAAAAGGGTGGGATGATGGAGGCGGAGGCTCAGGCGGCTACTGTGGATCGGGCGAGAAGGAATATCGCTATGATGCAGAGTTCCTTGGGGTATCTGATGAATCCCCCGGCGGAGTTGCAGGGGATGAGAAGTTTCATCACGCTGGTATATTTGGCCTACAATGTCAAGACGGCGCTGATGAATGTCTCGACCACTATTAATACTTGGGCGGCAGTTACCTCGGAGTATGGGGAAGTGCAGGGGAATGTGGAATTCGCCAAGAGTTTGAAGCAGACGGGGGAATTGCTCTTATATCGGAGTCGGAGGGAAGCGGCCCTGGCGAAGGGGGAGGCGCAACCGACGCTGGACGATGCGATGATGAGTGAGCTGACGGCAGTGCTAGACCAAGCTACGCAGGACGGCGTGATTGATCAGAGCTACGCGTATTATCTGGCGGCGCAAGCGGATAGCGGGGCGCTGCTCTCGGCGACGAAAGGGAAGATGAGCCAGGTCGGGCATGCGATTTCGGAGCTGGGGATGATGCCTTTCCAGGCGACGGAGAAGCTGAACCGGATCCACTCGCTGATTACCTTTTATAAGCTGGAACGGAAGGCTGGAGGGAATACGCGGGAGGCCTATGGGCGGGCGGTGCAGAAGACGAATCTGCTGCAGAACGCGTATGATCAGGCGAACCGGCCAGAGCTCTTCCGTGGGAAGAAGGCGGCCCTGACGATGTTCATGAGCTATGTTCAGTTCATGGGCTGGATCAGTACGGGCGGGTATGAGCGGGCGGCAAGGGCTCAGGCGGCAACGCTTGGTCGGAGTATGGCTCCGGCTTATCGGGGCACGACTGCGAAGATCTGGCTGATGTTCCTTTTGCTGGGCGGGTTGATGGGCGTGCCGTTCGCGAGGAACATGATGGATATTGTCCAGTGGCTGTGGAGAAAGCTCGGGTTCGGGAATGCTGAGGCGGAACTGCGGGCCTTCATGGATGATCTGGGGATGGATGAAAACTGGGCGCTGCACCGTTTAATGCACAAACTCGGCTGGAGTGCAGATGTTGGAATGCATGGCTTGCTCCATAATGTCGGAGGGTTTAGTACCTCCGGCTCCTTCGGGCTTGGTCGGATGCTGCCTGGGACAGACCTACTCGTAAAAGAACGGGAGATGAACGCGCTGGAAACCATAGGAAGCTTGGTCACGGCGAGTAGCGGCCCAGCTGGTAACTTTTACAAGAGCGTGCTGGATGCGATCGGAACCGTGGGGGGTGATCCGCTGTCCGGAAGAGCCTGGGTGGAGGGGGCGAAGAAGATGCCTGGGGCGATCGGGAACGTGAGCAAGGCGGTGGATATGGAACTTCGCCAGAGGTTGAAGCCAACCTATGGGGTCACCTCGAAGGATGGCCGAAGGATGACCTGGGACGAGGGTCAGGGTAAGTTCCGGGATATCACGACTGCGGAGATCCTTGGCCAGGCGCTGGGCTTTGCCCCCACGATACTGGTGGAGAATCGGGCGAGGAACTTCGCGGTGCAGAGTGAGGTTTACTACTGGCAGGGGAGAAGGAGCGATCTGATGGATCGGTACTGGCAGGCGGTGCGGAGCGGGGATGAAAAGTTGCGCACGGAGGTGGTTAAGGCGCAGGATGAGTTCTCGAAGAACGTGCCGGATAGGAAGCTGCGGATTACCCAGAAAGACCGGAATGAAAGTATCCGGACGCATAAGAAGCAGGTGGCGGCTGGGGAGAAGTTCGGAACTACCCAGAAGAAGTATCGAGGAGTTGCCGAAGGGGTGGCGGAAAGTTACTGAGCAAAAGGGGGAGAAATCCCCCTTATTGCTGAGTGTGTGATCCGGCGGAGACGATGTGGGTGGAGCCCTGCTGGGCGAGTCGGATGAACCCAGCCTCGGCAGCGGACTGCAAGAGCGGGGTGAACTCCTGCCAGGTTACTTGGCGGGAGAGCCGGCGGTAGAGTTCCTGCTGGGTCATCGGGCCTGATGCGGCGATTATGTCAGCGAGATCGGAGAGGGCTTTGGTCTTGGGGTTCAGGCCGATTTTGCCAAATACCTTCGGCATGGATTCCTCGAGGGCGTTGACGAGGGAAGCGGCGAGGAGGAGGGTTTCCTGCTCAATTACCAAATGGTCGGATTTCGCAGCGGTAAGGATCATGGCAAGCTTGTGGATATGGGCCTGTTTCCTGGCGAGGTAGCCGCCGAACTGCTCGGAGTTGAGGTGCGGGTGCTTGGTCTCGTAGTGTTCCTCGTACCACTGGACTCCCCAGGTCTTGGCCTCAGTCGTAAGAGTGTATTCCCCGACGAGGGTGGAGATGCGCTCGAGATCCTGTATGAGGGCGGTGCGTTGCTCGGCGTAATCGGCGGGGGCGTGGTCGGCAGGATACGCTACCAGCTTCCGCTTTTTCTCAGCATACACGAATAGGCAGCGGGAGGTGAAGCCGCCACCTATCATGTAGTCGGGGAAGTTGCCGGAGATCCAGGCGGGGGTGGTACAGGCGATGATGTTGACCCAAGGGTTCTCGATCTGGTCATTGCCACTGGTCTTGGTAGACTTCTTGAACGCGCCTGGCTGGCCGTCCCAAAGGCTTACGAGCACGTCAACCATCTCGCGATTGGACGGGTCAAGCAGGTTGCCGAATTCACTGGAGGATACGGTCACGCAGGACATGGGGAGGTAGGTTTCCTTCTCGGGCCAGTAGACCATCTCGTTAGCTTTGCCCATATCTTCCACTAGCTTCTGCCAGGTTACTACGTCTGGGCCGAAGTTGATCCCGGGAACCTCTTTGAGTAGGTTCATGCCGACAGCGGCGGTGGTACTTTTACTGACGATTCCGGGCGGAGCTACGAGTATGATGTACTGGTTGCAGACCCATTGGAACTGCTTCATGTCGATCCAGACCCGCCGACGGAGGGCTCCCGCAACGGTGGAGATACCTGTCCAGAAGTAGAATGGCAAGGGGGCTTCGCCGAGGGAGGCGAAATTGACGAATGACTTAATCCAGTCAGGGGAGTTACGCATTGTGAGTGTCCGAGTTAAAGGGGAGGATAATGGCGAGATTACTCTCCCCATCAACTCCCCCAGGTTTCTTATACATCCCAGGCTTCATTCTTTACATCGCCCCAAGACTTCGTCGAGGTGGCTAGGCCAGTCGGGACGATCAGGGGGTCGGCGTAAGGGACTACAACTTCGAGTGCTTCACGGATTTGTTTCTTGCGTGTGGGCCAGAGGGGAATTGGACATTGACCGACGAGGGAGTCATGGACTTGGAGTAGGATCTGGACGTCAGGGAGGGAAGCGGTGATCCGATTATACGCGGTGTCGATAATAATTGCAACCGCACTCTGCGGAACCCACGCGAGAGCCTGGCCGAGCAGCATGTCGTCGATGCGGTCGAAGTAGGTGCGGACGAAGCCGAAGGGGTTGCGGACGGAGCGGGTGTAGCGGAGGCTGTTCTCGACTGTGGTATGCCATTCCTTGATAGCGGGGTGGAGCTCGAACCATGTGCGCTGGAAGTGTTCAGCGGCGGGGACGGAGATGGAGAGAGCGGCTGCGCAGGTCTTGGCCTTGCCGCCGTAGTTGGTAAGGTGGACGCCAGCCTTCGCCCGGGAGTAGTACGGGTCGGTCTTGCCGTCTGGGCCAGCGGCTGAGCCGAAAATAGCCTGGGCATTGACGCAGTGGACTTTCGGCCCTTTCCCAGCCGCGTGGGCTCGGAAGGCAGCTTTGAGTGGCTCATCCCCGGCTTCCCATGCTACGATCTGGGCATCGGCACCGGCAAGGTCGACGTCGAAGAGGATGTAGCCTGGATCTGGCTGGAAGAACTTCCTGACGTTCGGTAATTTGATATTACTGCCCAATGACATTTTTCATCTCCCAGGATTTACGAGCGCAACAAGCTAAGAAGAAATCCTTAGTGCGGAGAATTTCTACTTTAATTTTATTTTGAATACAAACGACTGCGTAATAGCGCTTTGACCTGTTCCAATAGACTCCTTTGATTCCGAAAGGAGTATTACTAAAAACTGGAGAACGGTTCTGGGAAGAAACAGCAGGGGTAACCCAGCGACAGTTTTCTTTGGAATAGCCTAGATCATTATTTCTGCGATCGAGAATTAAACCAGTTGGCTGCTCCCCCATATCAGCAAGAAACATCTCAAAAGAATCCCACTGTGGGCAGACCGTAATTCCTTTGCCTCCATAGTTTTTATAAAATTCGTAGTTTGGGTTGTTACACCTGTTTCGCATGTTTAGCCAAACAGTGTACGTTGGGGTTATTCCAGATTTCATTCTTTATCTCCCTTAGGAATATTCTGAAGATTTCCGCCTGTACCAAATGCGTTTTCTGAAGAAGAAAAGCGCATGGTTTCTGTCCCGCAGACGTTAAAACTGCACCGCATTCTCCCGTCCGTGTCCAGGGGCATCAGGCAGAAGGTGGAGAGGAAGACGCCGAGACTCCTCTTCTTCTCGATAAGCTCCACAAGAGGTCGGAGCAGGGGCTCCTTCTCCGCAAGGGCAGCCATCGCCTTGGCATTAAGTGTCGGCCTTTTTGTCTTGCGGTCAATCTGGATTGGAAGTTTAAGATCGCCATAGAAGAAGTCCTGCATCTGCTTGGGGGAGCCCACGTTGAGGGGGAAGCCGACAATGTCCTGGATGAGGGTGTCGTACTCCATGATCGCGTTCATGAGTTCGCCAGCGATAGCACTCCGCGACTTCTGGTCGATCCGCATGCCGAGGAGCATGGTGCGCAGAGCGGAGCGGGCTGTGGCTTGCATGAAGTCGTACTGCTGACGACGGCCTACATGGTCGAGGAGGTTTTCGAGGACAAGGGCAACCTCGTAGGTCACGCATACGTCTTTGCAGTTGTATGTCCAGTACTGCTCCATATTTTCCGGCAACCGGGTATAGTCGTTGATCTCGTCTTTCCAGTAACGGTGGAAGTGGCAGTACATGGAGGAGAGGAAGTCGAGTGACTTCGGGATGCCAGGGAAGAGCACGTGCTGGGCGATCATCGTGTCGAAGGTCTGGTTGGGCAAGTACCCGAGGTAACGGGCGAAGTACTGATTGTCGTAGTTGAAGTTCTGGCCGATTACCTCGACGAGCGGGTGGGTTAAAAGCTCCTTCATGAGGAAGCAGATTTCGATCTCCTCGTCCTCAGTCCAGTAGTGTCCGTCGAGAGTCATGAAGGGGATGCACAGGGCTTCCCGTACGTTCCAGGCGAAGCCGATACAGCTAATACGTCTCGCGATCGTCTCAATGTCGACGGAAAGCTTAAGTGTGCGGCCACCAGCAACTTCCCCAAGAAGCATGAGAAGGATGCCGGTTGTCTGGGAAAAGGTCGGGCGAATACGGAACTGGTAGGAGGGGAACTGGTACAGCTCGGGGCGGAGAGCGAGGTCTTTGACCCTTTGTAAGTCCCGAACGCAAAAGCTCTTTACCGACCACTGCTTGTACAGGGCGGCGGGGGGATAGGTTGGAATGACTTGGTACTGGCCATGGCTAGCATCCATGATGGAGCCTCTCCACGTATCCACACTTCCGTACTGGGAGGTCAGGGCGAACATGGCGAGATCGCCAAGGGCGATGCAGACCTTAAGGTTCGGAAGGGTTTCCAGGGTCTCGTGGAGCTTGGCGATGGAGGTAGGGAGTGAAGGATGAACCCAGACATTTCCGATGACGGAAGAGAGGGCGAGTTTTTGCGCTTTGGTCTTGTTGGTGGTGTAGAGGGCGGAGGCGTCATTAACCCTCGTCCGGATGACAGGGGTGACGAAAACCTCCGAGCGGAGGATGCCAGCCTCGTGAAGGAGCTTGTTGAAGAAGTCGCCTGAGGAGCCGGCGAGCGCGAACCCCTTCCAGATATCGTCGGCGGTGGCGCAGTCGACAACTACGGCGATGGAAGCGGAAAGAGGGCCGGAGCCCCCTACCTGTGGTACAGGGGCAAAGGTCATAGGAGGAGCTCCCGAGGAAGGAGTTCGGAAATATCGTCGGAGGAGTTGATGCGGGAAAGCGCCAGGTCGTAGTACGGCTTGTGGATCTCGCAAGCCGTGGCGATGACTTTGGCCTTGTTGGAGGCGGGAAAGATCGTACCCGATCCGGCGAAGAGGTCGAGGACGGTATTCCCTGGGAGGGCGGAGCGGGAGAGTAGCTCGGAATAGAGCAGGACGGGCTTCTGGGCTCCGTGATCGCGTTCCTGGACGAGTGGGCAGGTGATGACGTCCGCCCCTACTTTGAGGACTTTCCTGGCCCCTTTGGTCGCGAAGAGCACCATCTCGTAAGTACGGCGAGGCCCATGCTCTGGTTTAGGCAGCATACCATTTCCTTTGTTCCAGATGAGTGGAGTAGGCCACACATTCCAGCCGGCGATAGCGAACTCGAGGCTGACGGCGTTCCAGAAGCGGGGGTCGAGAAAGACGTAGCAGTGGGCGCGATCCTTGGCCACGCGGAAGCCTTCATATGCGACAAGCTTGTAGCAGTCGAGCCCGTAGTCGGGGGAGTCCTCGTAGGCGTGTTCAGTACCGGCCATAGAGCCAAAACCATCAGCGTTGATACCATAAGGAGGGTCGGTAAGGATAACATCGAAGGCTCCGGTTGGGAGGTCTTTGGCGTAGTCGAAGGCACTGGCAAGGGCCAGCGTGTGGGGGGTCTTGGCCATGTCGAAGTTTGCCGCAAGGACTTCCCTATGGGCGGCCTCGGCCTTTTTCTTAATGACCTTGAGGGCTTCCTTCTGTGTCTTGGCGGAGGCGACTTCCGGATCGTCGAGGTACTTGGTTACGATGACGGCATCGGTGACCTTGGTGATCTCGGCTCCTTGAGCGAGTTGGCCGATGATCTCAGAAGCCGTATCGCGGAAGGAGTGGTAGAGGCCAACGTCCGCCGCCTGCTCTTTACGAAGGGCGTCGAGCTCGGAGATCGCCCGGGCTTTGTCCGCCCAGGTCAGGTCGTCTCGGACTGTGTTTTCTTCGAGCTCAGCTTCTCTACGGGAGTATGGGTCGAGGTCGGCGAGGAGAGTAATGGGAAGGGTTCCGGGGGGGAAGGACTCTCCTCCGCAAGAGACTCCGACGGAGATGGCAGAGAGGGAAGTGATTGCGCGCGTGCGACGTTCGCCTGCGATGAGAGTATAAACCTCCCCGTCGAAGTGTACGACAGGGGGGTGAAAGAGTCCCTTGGACATGATGGACTCGGCGAGTTCTTGGAGTTTCTTTTCATCGAATGTACGCCGCTGGCGATTGTGGGGAATAACAAGGGAGGAAAGGGGGATCGTTTTCATGGACGCTCTCCGTAGGTGATTTCAAGCAGAAGGGTGAGTTCGTGGATGGCCTTGCGGATGTCCTCAGAGCCGTTCTTACTGCGATGCCGGCAAATGCGCTTGACGATGGAACCTTCAAGGAAGGAAAGACCGTTCGCCTCGGAGAAGAGGGCGGGCTGGATGGAGAGGGACTTGTAATGGCCACCACCGATCTGGGATTCGAAGGCGGAGGGGGTAGTTACCGGGGCGGACTCAGTGTTGAAGTCCTGAGCGAGGCGGGCTCTGGTAGCCGCGTCGAGGGGGATGGACATAGGGGGAAAACTCCGTAGGTAAAAAAAGGGGAGAAGGCCGAAACCCTCTCCCCGCAAAGACCGCAAGCAGGGTACGCAAGAACCCTACGCGGAGGAGACAACGGAAAAACTACAGTGGGAGAACGGAAAAACTACAGTGGGAGAACGGCCTTTACTTCGGCGTTGATGGTGACGCCATCGCGCTTGTCGATGGAGTGGCTGACCTTGACCTTGGCGACTTGGCCGACGAGCATGCCAGGAGCCCAGGGCTTACCGGCTTGGTTCTGGCCAACAGCGTCACGGAGGCGGCCAAGGCCGACGTTCTTGCCCTTGCCGAAGTCGAGGCCACCGGACTCGGTGGTGTCAAGCCAGATGGTCTGGCGGACGGACGGTTCGGCCATGCCAGTTTCTTGGCGAGCGGTCTCGTCATCGACAGTCCAGGTGACGTCGAGAACAGCGCGGCCGTCGGTCAAGACGCGGGGCTTGATGGCCTTGATAGCGGCGGTCATCTCGCCTTCAGGGCAGGGGGTGTAGGAGGTGGCGGAGGCGGACTCGGTTTCGGTGTTGAGGAAGGTGTCAGGATTGAAAGCAGACATTTGAGGCTCCTTGGTTGGTTGAGGGTAGAACTGCGGCACTTGACAAATCGGTGTGCCGCAAACCGAATGGGTACTTTACATATGGACGGTCAGTTTGTCAAGCTTTTTTTTCGGCCTCGGGCTGGTGTTTCTTCCAGGAGGTCAAGATGGCCTTGAAGGACGGGTCGAGGTTGTCCGCGATGGGAAGGTTCCGGGCTTTGAGGTCGACGTTGGAGGCGGCTGTGCTCCACACGAACTTGTCGACGTTGCGCTTGGCTTGGATCACGTCGGAGAAGAAACGGGGGAGCTTGGGGGCGAGTTTCCGGCCGAGGGTGGAGGCCATCAGGCTGGTGCCGCCGGTGACCTCGTCGACCTCGCGCTCGAGATGGGCGAGGAGAACGAAGTGGCACTTGGTGTCGACACACAGTTTTACGATAAGCCGCTCGAGATTGTCGATGGCCACGCCCCAGTCGGCCATGGACTTCACCGGCTTACTTCCGGTAACGAGGTTCATAGCCATGAGGGAGAGGCCTGTGAGGGAGTCGACGACGAGGACTTTGTCTGGCCCCCAGCTGTCGACGGAGCCGAAGGATTCGCCTGTGCGGTCGCACTTGAAGTTGGAGAGGGAAGTCAGCACGTCGATGAACTCGGTGTAGTTGCGTTTGTTAATGTCGGGAAGCTTGGTCAGGGCTTCGAAGGACATGGTGTTGATCTTCTGCGCCGAGGCGATCATGTCGGAGAAGTCAGGGGCGGAAGGCGCGACGTAGTGCCAGTGGAGCTTCTCAGGCGGCAGATCGGCGAGAACTTCCATGCCAGGTTCCGTGAACAGTACGAAGACCTCGAGGCCTTGCTCGACGAGCGTGCGGATGGAGTGGGTCTTGCCTGTGCCCGTGGTACCGCAGAGCATCACGTTGAAGCCGGGGGCGGAGGAGGAAGGGGTGGTCATAAGAATTCCTTGGTTGGTTGGTGGAGACAGAGGATGTGGGCTTCCCTTGCGAGGAGCTCACGGGAACAGCTGGGGAGGTGTTCTTCCCCGTAGCCGGAAAGGAAGAGGCCGTCTCCGTGCTGGACACAGCGGCGGCTTTCGATAACCCAGTTGTGGGGGGTGACGGGCGAGTACTGGAAGTGGTGGTCGTAGACGGCGCGCCCCCAGATCTCCCCGCATACGGGGCAGAAAAAGGCTGTGTTCGGCCAGTAGGCGGAAACCCGCTTGTCCGGAGTGGGGGCGTAGCCGCAGCAATACGTCTCGCGGGAGCCGACAAGGGCGTTCCCTTCGAAGTAATGGACTGTAGCATTGCCGTCTACGGACATGGGTTAGGCTCCTTTAGCGAGAGGGTTCCAGACGCGCGGCTCGTAATTCATCGCGATCCAAGAGTCAGGATTGGGACTCTCACAAAGCTGGGAGAAGCCACACCCGCCGTAGCTGTTACAAGCGTGCTTGTCGAGGGCGAGGGGGAAGAAGCCTTGCTCCCAGTACGCGATCATGAGCCGGACGGTATGCTCGGTGGAGGCGAGCCAGCGGTCAATCTGCCAGTCGGGGCGGTAGGTAATGGCCTGGGCATGTCCATAGCCGTTTTTGAGGATTGACAGGCCACGTATGATCGCGCCTGCAACAGGGTAGCCGAAGTCACGGGCAGCCCAGCAATAGCCAGTAAACTGAGCATCAAGAGTCCAGTTTCGCATCCACTGGCTTCCGAGCTGAGAAGCTGTCTTGTCATCCTCGACGAAAAGGACTCCATCCCGTTCGGCCAGCATGTCGAAGCGGCCTCCGTACAGGAGGGGGTCGCCCGTGACTGGGTGCTTGACATTAGGCAGGGGGATGGCGAAGGTAAATTCCACTGCAGACTTGCCGTTAGCCAGACGGAATGGCTTGACGATGTCGGAGGAGAGGGGGTATTGCTCGAAGTACTCAACAATGGCTCCCATAAGGCGTTCATAACTCTTTGCTCCAGAAAAATCCTCAGGAGCTTCGTACTCTCCCCAGAACTTGGTTGCGGTATCGAGGGCGATGGTGAGGGCGGTCTCCTCGTCGATGTCGTCGTCGTAGAAGGCCTTGCGCCCGGCTTCCAGCCCGGCGGCATAGGCACCTCCGAAATGGAGGTGGATATTACCGCCCTTGCGGGCGATAGATTGCAAGCTTCCGTATTTCCAGTCGGTCGGGCACTTTTTGAAGGAGGAGACGGCGGAATTGTCGAGGAGAGAGGGGAAGGTCAAGGGGGAGCTCATAGTCCGATACCTCCGAGGAGGGTTGAAAGGTCGACAGGGGCGGCCTTGGCGGAGGCAGCGGCCTTGGCTTTGGTTTTCGGGGCGGAGGCGGCAACGGCTCCGAGCCGGTTGGCGCGATAGGCAGCGATGATCTTGCGGTACTCGGCTGCGGGGAACTCCTCGCCAGCAAGGACGCGCTTGCGGAGGTCGTTAAGCTCTTCGGCGGTTGCGAGCTTCGGGGGGAGGGCGGGGGCTTCTTCAGACATTTGGATTCTCCGGGCTGTTAATTGAATGTTTATCATCCCCATCTTTTCCCAGCTTGTCAAGGTACTCCCGCAGTAGGATGGTGATAAGTTCGGAGCGGGCGCCATATTTCAGGTTTCCGCGGATAGGGTCGAGGTGGAGGAGATCGGCTTTCGCCGCCAGGTCGACAGGAACCCGGACTTTCCACTCGACAGTGGGGATGAGAAGAGCTGGGCGGCCGAGCTTAGCCATGGAAGTCTCCTTGCGTCGGGTGGTTGAGTTCATCGCGGAGGTCGAAGAGCGACATGGAGGCGTTCGGGCCGAGGAGCATGATCGGGGCAGTCGCGAAACCGAGGGTGATTTTGTATCGGGTCTGGACGAAGAGCGGGAAGCCGTCCTCGTCGAGTAGGGGGAGGAGCTGCTCCCAGAGGCCCTCGTTTTCAGAGTAGGTCTTGGCGGTGAAGTGGGGCGGGGTGAGGTGCTGGATGTATTCCTCGGGCGCGTTGGTGGAGGCGGTGGCGATGGGCGTGCCGTCCCAGGCGAGTTCTCCCCCAAGGGAGTCCGGACGGGAAGCGACAAGCATGATGGCAGGCCGCTTGGTCAAGGTGTAAAGCCCGAGGATGATATCGCAGAGGTAAGAGCGGCCGTACATTGTCTCC